CCGCGAAATACGGCATCACGATGTTGCCGATAAATCCCTTTTCAGTGCCGGCTTCTCGGTACTCGTATACCACGGTGGCTAAGTCAGGCCGCTGAACAGCGGTTGACGGTAATGGCCCTAAACTCATTTCACACTCCTTGTGAATATTTGCCAGTTGCTCGTTGTTTTACGAAAACTTGGTCACTTCGATCAGATCGTCCTGTTCTGATGCTGCTTTTTCGGCATGGAAGCCCAGTGCTACGGCTCCGCTTGCGGCAACACGTCCGGCGGCGGCGGCGTACAGCTCGGCACCTGCCTGAATTGCGCCGTCCGCCATTGCTTCATGGGTGCCTTCCGCTGAATCCAGCCGTACCGTCACCACTTCACCGGCTGCCGCCGAAATGACCGTAAAACCGAATCCCTTGTCGCTTGATGTGCAATGCTCGACTTCCAACGGGTCGGTAGCGCTGCCTGCTTTAATTTTTACCCGCCGACCTGCTTCAACGTCGGCCCCGGCCACATAAGTGCGGGTTGGCCCTGCTGTATACATGTTATTTCCCTCCGGCCTTGAGCCATGCCTGATGCAATTCCTGATGCGCAAGCGCACATGCCTCGATTGCCCGGCCTTTTGAGCATTTGTGTTTTTCCATGTAGGCGACAACTTTATCCATAAAGCCTTCGGCAGCCTGTTCCGGCGGGTCAAAATGCGTCGTTCCGCCAACCGGAAGCTGCGCTTTTCCCACGCTGATTTGCTGGCGCAATGCCGCCAGGCGTCCGCGCACCGCGGCTTCTTGCTGTGATTTGTCGGCCAGCATTTCAGCTTGCAACGCAAGATAATGTTCACGGTACGGACGGTCGGCTTCGGTCTCGAACATCGCGAACAAGCCGGTGATAGCGTCCACCCGCGCTTGTTCGGCGGCTGCATCGGCATCGACTTTTGCTTGCAGCGCATCGTGTTGTGCCTTCATGCTTTGCAGGGCATCCGTTGATGCTTTCAGTTGCGCGCCCATCTCGGCGTGCTGCTGTTTCATCCCGGCCAGAAAGTCGGAGAATTCATTCCTGAAAGCGGTCAGCTCACCGCCAATCAGCGCTTTGATTTCCTTCTCATCCATCTCATCACTCTCCTTGTGATTGCTCGTAGGGCTGGCATCACCAGCGTGGGATACCAGATTAAGTAGTTGTTGCGGGGCGTGACGGTAGCGGCTCATGCACTCGCTGCCGGCACACGCGGCGAATTTCGCCTGATTATCTTCCGGCTGGCCTTTAATCAGCTCCGTGGCAAAGCCTTCGTCGACAGTTTCACTGCCCAGGTACCAGGTTTCCTCATCCATCAACTGGCGCAGTTCATCCGCCGACTTGCCGCTCTTTGACATCGCTACGACATAGCTGTCGTTCATCTTTTGCAGCAACTCTGCCTGCTTGAGATGGTCGCGGTAATCGCCGATAGTCATCCCCCAGCCGTTGTGGATCATGAAGAAGGCGTTTTCATACGTGAGCCGGTCATCGCCGGCCATGAAGATTTCCGTGGCTGCCGACGCCACCAGCCCCATGTTGACGGTAATCACCCTGGCGCCATGCTTTTCCTTATAGCGCGCAATCATGTTGCTGATGGCATGGCCTTCGGTGATATATCCGCCAGGGCTGTGGATGTACAGTTTCAGCGTTTTGGCCGAGAGCTGGTTGAGGCGGCGCTGAAAGTCCTGGACGCTCATGCCGTCCCACCAACTGCCGATGGTGCCGAAGATGTCGATCTCGGCTTCCTCTTTTTTGGCCGCGGCCTTGAATGCAAACCACTGTCTCATGCGTTTGTCACACCGTTTCCACTTACATTCTCCGGTATCCCGTCCGGACTGGTGGTGAACGACAAACCGGCCTTGCGGTCTTGCTCGTTCTCCATGATAAATTCCTGCCGCACTTCTTCCGGGTTACGCCCGGTGGCGCGGATTTGGCTGGTACGGCTGTCGAATCCGGCCTGTACCATCTTCTCCATCGCCGTCACTTCCCGCCCCGGGTCTATCCACGGCATCTTCGGCGCTTTATGGCGGGCGCGAGTCAACGTCCGCTGATTAATGCTGCCCCACGGCACTTTCACCAAGCCTGCCTGCACCACCGCCTGTACCCATCTGGCATACAGCGGTTGTTTGTAGTAATCGAAAAAGTCGGCGATTTGCGGGTCGATGCGACGCTGATTATCGACTAACCCCTGGCGCTCCGCGCTGTAGCTGCCGCCATACTCGCCCATCATCGCCGACGGGCTGCACAGTCCCGAACCCGTGGACACTTCCCGCAGGCGGTCTGTCCGGAACGGCTTCAAATTCGGGTTCGGCCTGCTATTCGGATTGAGCATCTTCGCCACTTCGCCGACATCAAGTCCGTCTACCACCATGCCGGGCCAGAATTTCTCTATCGCCGGGCGGTCTACAGGGTTTCCGGCAGCGTCCAGCGCTTGCTCCCAGTCTGCGGTGCGCTCGAACACCAGGCCGATTGCCGCACCTTGTTTGGCAGCCTCCATCTCGTAGCGGTCCAGCTCGTGGATGTCCTGCATGTCGTTCTCGACAGCGTGCAGCTTGGTGACTCCGACGCCCTGATTCAGCCGTTTCGCATGAATCACGTAAAACAAATCAGCAGCCGGCACGCGAATCGTATCCGCATTGCTACCAGGCATTATTCCGCCGGGATGTTTGCGTAACAGGTGGTAAAACAAATGCACGCCGAATTCGTCTTTCTCCACTCCCATCACAATGCGCCTGGCGGGGTCGGTCAGATCCGCCAGTTGGTCCGGTTCCAGATACTCAAGCGACAATGGAAAGCGTGTGAAATGCCGGTACTGCAAGCCCTCGAACATCCGCACCATGAATCCGCCATCACGCGCCAGCGTTCGCGCGCACAGACGATCCGCACTGCCCATCGTGTAACGTCCGGCGATATGCGGTCGTTCGCACCACTCGTTCCAAAGCGCCTTCAACTGCTCATTGAACCGTGTGTGCGGCGTGCTGTCGCGGCGCAATACAAACGGTTCGGTAGTGATTTGCGTCCCGACCAGGCTCGCGACGAACGTGTCGAACGCACCGGTGGCGTACCCTGAGTTCGCGTCGAACCACCGCGCTTTATCGCGCAGCGGCTTACGCGACCACTGCAAATCACGATCGGCGTCACCGCCGCCATTCCCCAGCTCGCGCCGGCCTCTGCTCGGCTTCGCGCTTTCATATCTGGCAAAAAGCTGTCTGGCGTGCGCCCTGCGCAGCGCCCATTCAGGTGAAAGTAGATAAATGGCTTGATCGAGCAGGTTCATAAATCTTGCCGGTCATGGTTGAAGCTCGCCAGGCTGAAGCGCGATCTTCGCTTGCAGGCAGATGTTTTCCGGCGAATCAGCGCCCGCAAGTCGCCGATGGTTTCCCACAGGTCACGCAAGTCCGCCTGCTTTACCCTGCGGCGGCCGCTTGGCGTTTCAATCTCGTATTCCTGACCACCTGCGGCGATTTTCTGGGTCGCCTCAAGACAGTTGGTAAGGAACGCTTGCGCCTGCTCTAAACTCAGTCCATCACATTCCATGTGACAGAATTTAGGACAAAAAAATAGCCCGTTCAAACGGGCTATTTTTTTATCTGACGGTTATTGCAGGTGTGAAAGGTCAGCGCGTGGCTTTGATTTGCAGGATTATCCCGAACGCTTCGTCAATGTCTTTTGAGATGCGCCTGAAAATCTCGCACATCTGATCCGGCGTGTGGGTGATTTCGCGCTGCTGCTCAAACGAACGCTGCTGTGATTCGATGAAGGTTTTGGTTGTGGCAAGATGGTCTTCAAGATTGAGACTGGCGAAGGATACGCCGTGCGGTTTACGTCTTCTGGTTGACATGGTAAAGCTCCTGTATATTCAGTGTTATACCACCAGTAGAGCTGGTGGCGGGACTCAACTACGCTATACAGAGCGCGGGGGTATTCCCCTGACGGGTATTTTATTCCGCACGGAGGATCAGTCCATGCTGTTACCGTTTCCGGCAATCACCCTCTCGTCCCACCAGAAAACAGTGAGAGCGTAAGTGTCTGTATAGTTTAGTAAACACAGGCTAAACCAAAATAAACGGCTCACGCAATACTGGTTTTATGTTCAGTGCGATATTTTCTTATACCTGTAGCCAATCCACCACCATCAACGCATATTTTCATTGCTCTCCATTACGACATCACATGCCCCGCATTTCAGGCTCGCGGTTGGTTTGGCCCATGCGTTCTGCCCGCAATCAGGACAGCTATATTTTGTTTTGCTGCTGTCTTTCGGCTTTGGCGACTCAAGCGCAAGTTCCAGCGCTTCCTCTGCGATTTCTTCGGGGATTTCATCGCTGTCGCGATCTGTCGCTGATACCTGCTGTTTGATTTCGCCAAGTTGTCTGGCGATTGCGGTAATCGACGCCCAGCGGATTTTGAATCCGCCGGCAATCAGACTGCGCGCTTCGCGCTGAAAGCGTCCGCCATCTATGATGTAGTCGCTCATCGCCTGACCGGTGCGTTTTCCGCCTGGAGCGCCAGTGCTTGATGGCATCAGGCCCACGCTTTCCATCTTATCGGCCCATTCTTTATTGTGATAGCAACGTCTTGGCGGCTTTCCGAAGTGAAATTGCCACTGATGGCACATCTCATGGACCAGTGTGGACAGCACATATTCCGTGCTTTTCACCATGAAGCTCCGGTAGTTAAGGCTTATTTCATCTGTCTTGGTGCTATCCGCCGAATTGATGAATGCGTTGTGAGCAAAGTATCCCTCACTGTTTGCCTGGCTATTGATGGTGATAAAGCAATCCGGAAGCTTCCCGCCGAATAAAGCGTCGTTCAGAAACTTGTAAGCCCTATCGAAATCACCGTATTGCTGCGCTGTAATCGCCACTGTATCGTACCTTACAAAATAATTGAGTCGCTGAAATATGGACTGATTATCGGGCAGGCGTGATGCGATTTACTGCCGTCACCATCCTTCCGGCGCATCGTTCTGGACTTTGCGCCTGCCGGATGACGGTGCGGGTCTGGAGTCGGCGGTTTTGGGGGACTGCGTGCCGGCGGATTCCCGCAGCACTTTGCGCAAATCCTGCTTTTCGGCCAGAAACAAGTGCATGACGATGGTGTCCAGCACATGGTTTTCCGCGACTTGCAGCCATTTGCCGTCCTCGGTGAGCTGTTCGCTGCACAATTCCTGGAAGAATTTTTCCGCAAGCGGCTGGTGGCCGAATTCCGGGAAATGCCAGCGGCCCGGCTTGTCGGTTGGCCGGCGCAGGCGGGCGTAGACTTCGCGCTTGAAGAAATCGGTATCCAGCTCGTACAGTCCCAGCCCGTTTTTTTTCAGCCTGCTGCCGCGCCGCGTATATTCGACGGTAGTCCGGCGAAACGGCCGGGCGAGCTGGCGGCTTGCGCCTTTGGTCGGGACCGCTTTGGCGTTGTCCAGACAAAAGTCGTAGATGATGTTGCGGTTGACGTTGCTGGCGCGCTCGCCGGCTTTTGACGGGTTGTAGCCGGAGTCGATCGCCATTTCGTAAGCGGTCCAATTGCCGTCGCCGATGCCGTACAGCAGGTAGGCTTCACGCAGCGCGTCCCACACCTCTTGTTCGGCGGTATTGCCGTAAAGTTCGGTGTAGTCCAGCAGCCAGAATTCCAATTGGTCCCGGCGTTTGCTCCAGCCGCCCATGGTGCAGACCAGGCGGTTTTTCTGCACGTCGACGCAGACGTTAATCCGCTGCACCGGCGCCGGGACCTGACGCAGACGGTAGCCGCTGCCCACGGACAATTCCATCACCGTTTGCCATTCCGGCGCTTCACCCTTCGGCCAGTAGCATTCGCCCATTTCGGTGTTGATGTAGGATTGCAGCCGGCCTTCGTCACCCAGATGCAACAGCCGGACATACTCGAATGTCCGCTCCGCCCACGTCACCCAGCGGCTGCATAAGCCGTGGACATGAAAGCTGGCAACACTGCTGTCCGGCGGCTCGCCTTTCAGTTCGCCGTTCTCAACAGTTTGTCCCGGGCAAACCACCTGACCCCTGTCGATCATCCGGTCCTGGTGTTCCTGGCCGATGAGCGAATCGCAATGCGGGCAGCGCAGATGCATTTCTTTTGCGGCCTGCGCCGGCGTGCCGGTCTGGTTGAACCAGATCAGCTTCATTTTCGGCGCGAAATATTCGCCGCAATGCGGGCACGGCAGCATGAACTCGCCGCGCGTGCCTTCCTGCCAGAGCTGCCAACTGAGCGATTTGAGTTTGAGCTTGTCGTCCTGGACCCGCCAGTGAATCAGCCCGGTTTCCGGATGGGTGAATTCTTCCACCATCCCCAGCGTCGGCGAGGATGCGCCCAACTGCTTTTTGTTGGGATACGTCGCCCGGCGGATTTTGGTCAACTGCCAGGGATTGCCTTCGCCGGGGATGTCCTCAATGCGGTCCAGCTCGTCGAAACAGACCAGCTCCGCCGGATACGACGCCACTTTGGTTTTGGAACCGCCCCAGCCGAGTTTGAGGTCGATTCCGTATACCGTCATCTCGAATTTTGATTTGCGGCGGTGGTCGATGGCTTCCCACAGTTCCGGAACAGATTGGAACATCCGCTCCATCCGCATCGAAATAGATGCGGCGTTGTCTTCAGTTGGAGCATAGTAAATCGCCGGTTTATGGCGGTAGTGCATCTGCCAGCCGATGGTATTGAGCAGCACGCCGTCGGTCTTCGAGGTTTGCGAGCCTTGAACTGAAATGACTTCTTTGTACTTGGGATTGATCACCGCTTCGGTGATGTGGATTGTCCAGGGCGCGCGGTTGGCGCGCATCACTCCTGACTCCGCCGCGTTCTGGTCTAACCGCCGATGCGATTCCGCCCAACGCCACGGCGCGACCGGCGGCGGAGGCGACGCCAGCCGCGACAACCGCATAAAAATCTCAGCAAGCCCCTGGCGCGAGTATTTACGCTGTTCTTCGCGATGTCTGGAAAGCGTTTCGGATGGCGTTTGGAAGAGTTTTTTTAGTTGCATGTCTGCATGATCGGCGCGTTTTGCCCTGAATTGTAGCGCATATCATGTAAAAATCCCGAAACTTCATGGAGCAGTGAGCTTAATCATTTGCGTTGTTTGTCAAAACTGACGAACCGTTCCTTGCTGCCGTTGATGCATCCTACAACCCTACACATTAGGAAAAGCCCAACATCGATGTCCGATTTGTTGGGCTTCGCAAGATGCTCAGCCCAACAGTTCTTGTTTGTTTGCATTACTAATGCATAGCGCCATCATCACTGGCTGTTTGTATTGTCACCGGGTTGTTCATAATCATCATGGAGTAACAAAGTTCGTACAGTGTACCGCTGTTTTCCAGCACCTTTCTCAGAAAGAACAAACCATCGCCGTCTCCCTCATCCTCTAGTTCGTCAATAATGTCTTGGATTTTTCCTTCAAGATACGAATGCTCCGAGTAATCAAATGCGGTTTTAAAGAAATCGTTGAGCGACGAATACTCATCTTCACCCGAGATATAGGAATTGGCCAGATTGTATAGCCCCAGGATTTCTTCAGCCATGTCTCTGAGCTGGGTTGCGTCGTGGACCACTTGTTCCATCTCAACGTCAGCGTCGTCTTCCAGGCTGGCTTCTTCGGTTTCAGCGTATTCGTATAAAAACTGATATAAAAACGGCGTATCCATCAGTTCGTCGTAGAGTTTCAGGCATGTTTGACGGTCATAAATCATTTGTTTCTCCTTACGTTCATATCAGCAATATCGCCTCTGAGTTCCCGATAAGTCCAGCAGAAGCCTTTCTCTAAGACGGAAAGCGCCAGATCGCCGCATTCCTCACAGCATCTGTGCTGCCCCATATCGTACTCGTCGCCGTCTTCGTTGTAGTTCCACTCTCTCACGAAGTAATGCGGAACGCCGACATGAATCAGTTTACCGCACTCTATGCACATTTCTGTGCCGACAGACGTGACCAACTCATCTGACAGCTCGACGTAGTATTCCAGATCACATCCACACATAAGTCCCATTGTTCTCTCCTATGCTACACGCTTCAGTTTCGGCGGCCTGGCCTTCTCTACCGCTTCCAGCACCGCTTCATCCGGCACGAACGGCGTTTGTACGCGGCGGGTGATGCCTTCGTGGGTGAACAGCCCTTGTCCTTTGCCTTTCAGCTCTTCCGCGCCGGGATTGTCCAGAATTACCCGCGACTGCATCTGGTTGTTGAGGCGGAACGCAACCCGCCCGCCGCAATTGACGCTGATGTTGGTGCTGACAATATCGGCCTTCGGGTACTGGGTCGCCAGAATCATGTGGATTCCCGCTGACCGCGCCAGCCTGCCAAGCTTTGCCAGCTTGTCGGCGCTGCTTTTGTCCTCGGCAATCAGGTCGGCGATTTCATCCACTACCACCACCAGATACGGTATCGGCGCTCCGCTGCGCGCGTTGTACTCGT